GTGCTTGTTGTTCTTTTTGTGGAGTGACAGCTCCTAAAATTTGAGTTCTTACTGGACCATCACTTGGTAATAATTCTTTGTAAGCCATTGCTTGAAACTGTGTAACAGCTTCAGCTAGTACAGGGTGCGTTGCACCTGATGCACCTTGGAAAGGTTCTGTTCTATTTTCGTATTTAAATCCTAAAAGATCTAAACCTTCCATGTAAGAAGATTCCCAATCTTTTCTAGACATTTTATAATCCATGTAATTTTCTTTTAAGACACTTCCTAATGGATCTAAAACATCTTCTGGTAAGATGTCTGCTAAATTGTCAAAATGACTTTCTGTACCAGGTACGTTAACCGCTGATGGATCAAAATTAATTGTTGCTCCACCATCTTCTTCTGGTGTGATTTCTACGGGACCTTTTTCTGTAACTTCCTCTTGAACTTGTACTTCTTCCCCTGCGCCAGGGACTTCTAATTCAGTACGAATTTCATTTGGGAGTGATTTATCGATATCTGCCATTTAAACTCCTGTTGTTAACTAACATATTTTTTAAGATAAGCCAAGCCTTGAGAATTGGGTCCTTTTTTAGGCGGTATTGTTCTTGTTAAACTAGCCAGTCCTCCTGAAGCTGCTGAAAAAACACCAATAGGTTCAATGCCTTCTAAACTTTTGTACATTTCTTTTTCTCTCTCTAAAGATCTTTGTAAATTTTTCTTTTGAATATCTTCTTCTATTTTTTTGATTGTATCAAGATCTTCTTCAAATTTTTTATAACCACCTTCTCTTTCATAAGGAGCTAAACTTTTTAAAAATCTCTCTTCAGCACCAATTTCTTGAGAAGGTAATAAACTAATATCATCTGGTGAAAGCATAATATCTCCAGATGCAACATCGGCAAGCTTATTTCTTAACTCTTCAACTTTAATTGCTTTTTCTTGTACGTCTCTTGCTTTAAGTCCTTCATAACCACCTTTGTATGATCTAATTTCAGATTCTTCTGATTGACCCATTAAACCTAATGTTGCATTACCCAACATTCTTTTAAAAGTTAAACCTTCTGTATAATCCATGGCAGCAAAAGGAGCAGCAAAAGCTATTTCTCCTAATAAAGTTAAACCAGTTGCTGATAAACCAGCTCTACCCGTTTTAACAATTTTTCCTAAATTTTTAAATTGTCTAACTGCTGCTGGATTTTTATTTGATGCAAGTTTTGCTTTTCTTGCAATGTCGTCTGCATAATCTGCGGGGTTATCGCATACTGCTAAACCACCTTTATCAAACTTACATTTAAAACCAGCTTTGTTTAAATTTTGTGCAATCTTTTTTAATTGAGATTCTGGAACAGTTTTTGATTGTGATTCAAATACAGCCTTCCTGTTTAATTCTATTATTTGTTTATCTTCAGGAGATAAGTCTTTTAATTTTTTACCTTCAAGAGTTCCTAATGGATCTATAGTTTTACCGTAGTCAGTTCCATAAGTATATTTTTTTAAAGTGTTTGGATCTGTAATTTCAAAATTTTTATAGCCCTCTGATAAAGCAGCATACTTCATTCCTTTGACATTTAAATTTTCTAATGATTGTTTCCAACCTTTAGGTTTATTTTTAATAAGTTTATCTTGCTCTTCATAAATAGATTTAATAGCTGGATCTATTTTCTTTTCTAAAAACAAATTAACTTCTGCTGGAGCATAACCTACATTAGAAGTTGTTACAGGACGATTATATAAATCACCCATGTGAGATTTATGAATTTTAGTTGTTCCACTAATTGTTCCCTCGTAAGCAGGATTACTAAAAATTTTCATAGCCTCTCTTCTTCTTTTTATTTTATCTAAATTAGCTTGAGAAACTTCTTTTTTAGGAAACTGTAAACCTTTTTCTTTTTTTAAAACTTTGTTAATTCTTTCAACCTCTGTTTTTTTAACTCCATACTTTTCTGCTAAAGCTTTATTGTCTAAAACTTTATTTGTTTTAAGAGTTTCTGTATATTCAAAACTTTGTTTTGGAAACTGGTATCTTTTTTCTAAATCTGCAGCCCATGATTTTTTTATTTTTTCACTAGGCCATTTAACGCCTTTCTTTTTTCCATGATCATAAGAGTAATGAGTAGGGATAGCTACTTTCTTGGCCATTGCTTTTTCTTTTGCAAGTTGTGAACTTTTTAAAGCAATTTCTTTTTTAACATTTGAAAGTTTTAAATTACCAATATTACTTTTAAGTCCTTTTTGACTAATACCTGTTTTTCTCATTAACTCTGCTTGAGATGGAGCTCTACCTAATTCTTCTTTTAATTCGTAATAAGCTTTTTTAAGTATATCAGCTAATCCCCCTCTATTAAAACCAAGTCTTGGTTCAGCACTATATGTTTCAATAGTATTATTGATGTATTTTAAAATATCCATTAGTCTTCTCCTAATAAATAAGCAAGTCCACCTGATTTAAATCCTTCTTCTTCATCAACAAGTTTTTTAAGTTCAGCATGGTCTTTATCATCTACATAGAAATTAAGATCTTTCATTTTACCTTCTTGATCAGGGGTAACAGTTGCTTCTTCGTAATCTACTGATTCAACTTTTTTTTGAGATTTAGTTCCTTCATCAACAACATCCGTTTTTTTAGTAACTACTAATTCAACTTCTTTTGAATTTTCATAAGGCCCTAAAGTATCACTTTTAATTCTAAAGCCATCAGGTGTTTCATAAAGCTCAACTCCTTTGTAAGTCTTAACTGTTTCTCTTTCAATTGTACCTGCTTGTTTAGTAATATCTTTTCCTTTAGCTCTAATGATATTAGCTAAATCAAAAACATAAGACGGAGGAGCGTTCTTTACTGTTTCAGCAGCTTTAACAACTTTAGCAACATCTTTTGCTTTGTCTCCACCTTTTAATAATCCACCTAAACCTGTTTTAACAGCAACGCCTGTAGCAGCACCGCCGCCTAAAATTTTTAAAAACGCTCTTCTAACTTTATCAATTCCTCCAGCGGCAAAACCTATTCTGCCTCCTTTGGCATTTAATTTTCTAGGTTTGCCAGTCATTGGATCAATTGGAATTTCTTGTTCACGTGTAACTATATTTTGACCTGATTTAATATCAACTGCGCCTTTAAATTGTGCGGCATCTCTTTGTCTTTCCAATAAGTAATCATAAGCTTCACCATATAAATCTATTTGAGTTTTTTGTGGTAGATCAGAAAATTCTGTTTTGTATCTAATTTCAGATAGCATATCTGCTAACTCGTTAGCTTCATATTTAGTATCTTCACCAGTCATTCTAAAATCTATTTCTTTGTAAGCTTGTTCTAATTCTTTTTGAGATTGTTTATCAACTTTGTATTCTGAATACATTTGTTGCTCATAATCTTTTTGTCTTTTAACTGCGGTTTCTGCTTCTTCTAAAGTTCCTTTTGTCATCCAAGTTTCTGAATCACCTAGTACTTCTTCATACTCTTTAATCTCATCATCTGTAAGAAGTCTGTCTTTACTTTGTTTTAAACGTTCATTAAATTGTTTAAACATATCTCTTGTTAGAGCTGATTCAGGTCTAGCAACTTTATCTGCTGTAGTTATAGATTTCTTACCAAATTTATCTTTAACTAAATCTAATATTCCTTGAACGCCTTTTTTACCTGCACCTGCTGAATAACCAATTCTTCCACCCGCAGCATATCCTTCAGGATTTACACTATCTAGAATAGCTTTGATTTCTTTTTCAGAGTAATCTGCATAAGTTCCTTTTCGAGTCATAATTTTTACAAGCTCATCTTGAAAACTTTTTGGATCAGATTTATTCATTAATAAATCAATTGTGTTCTTAACTAAATTTTCATCTAAAGTCTCTTTAAACTCTCCTTCTTTAGGCATCCAACCTTTAGGGTTCTGTTTTGAATAAGGAGCATCAGGTCCTAACTTTTTAGAAAGATCTATTACATCTGCTTTTGGACCTTTAACAACTTGTTCAATTCCTTTACCTTCATAAATATCTAATTGTTTAATTTGATCAAAAATATATTTTGATTGCTTATCAGTTAACTTTACGTTGTTTGCTTTTACGTACATCATGACTTTAGCGATGTTGCTATGAATTTGACTTGCAAGTTCTGATGTCATTTGATGAGCAGGTATGACTTTTCCTAATCTTAAAAATAATCCAGTAACAATAGACATTAATAGTATACTCGTTTTCTAGGCGCTGTTTTTTCTTCAATGTAATCTTCAGGGTGTTGTAAGAGTCCGCCCTGTCTAAATCGCATGATCGCTTGTGTAGTTGAGTCAACAAGGTCATCATGATCACCATATGGAAATGCGGCACACTCTTCAATAACCTCTTCTGCGAATCGTTGATCTGGCGCCCATATCATTCCCGATTCAAACAGCGGTGCAACCGAATTTACACGTACATGTTTATCATTTCCTTTACTTGGTGTAAAGTTAACGACTGGTATATCCATCTGTCTTAACTCATAAGTGAGCGGAAGTCCAGATGCTTTTGATTCAATTATAACGGTTTCAGGGTTCCAATACTTATACTGTTCAAGTGCCAATCTACGTAATTCAGGAAACTCGTACCTGCCTTTTATGGCATCTAATAATATTAAATTAGCCCCACTATCCTGATCTGGATAGAATACTCCCCAAGTCGTAATGGCAGAATAGTCAGACGTTTCTTTTTTCATAAACGCAGTATCGTAAGATTGTATGACGTGATGAAGGG